TTTGAAGTATGGAATGAAGGCGAACAAACATTATGTTATGTTAAAAAGATAAATGATTTCGTCTTTGATGGAAGCACAACCACAACTCGTGTTTGGATGAATGAGCTGCTACTAGGTAATATTAATGCTGCTGGTAGCAGTAACCTATTTGTTACAGGAACTAATAATGTAACAGTTGTTAGCAATAGTTTAAGATTTGGAGAATTGGCTCTTGTTCCAAACAGAATAACTGTACAAACTACTAGTGCAATAACTGATGCAATAGGAGACGGTACTGCTTATATTATACCAGTAAATACTACTACAGGCATCCAACCTGGTGCTTTCGTTAACTTCTCAAATACATTTACTACATATACAGTAAGTTCTGTAGATACTGTTGATAGAGAAATAACAGTAAGCTCTCCTTTTCCAGTAGCTATAGGAACACCTCCTGTAAGTTTAACATTTACCAATCCTACATTTAGTTCACAACCTATAGTTTCTACTCTAGTAAGTTCTGCGGCTAATACATCAACAGGTGCTAGAGGGACTTACAAAGGCAGTATATATGCTGACAAAAATCGTCTCGAAGTAACATTTGATGAATATGGTGGTACTTCTAGTGCCCCTACAACAAATACATTTATAGCAACTACTTTAGCTAGCCATACCGATGTTTATAATACCAGCACAGACTTAGCCAGTGCTAGTTTTGTTCATAACATACTACCATTTGGTTCAATAATCATGTGGTACGGAATATCTAGTAATGTTCCCACAGGATGGCAAATATGTGACGGTACTAACGGCACCCCAGACTTAAGAAATAGGTTTGTTATCGGTGCAGATGCAGACAATGGTACAACTGCTACAACTAGTATAACAGGCACTAATGCTATTATAGGCGGTAGCGCAGATGCTACTCTTGTAGAGCATACACACGTGGGGTCCAGTGCTGCTGCATCAGGTGGTACCCCAAGTGGTAATGTTGCTGTAACAGTAGTAGATGAAGGGCACAGTCACGTAATAAGTAACCAAAGTAATGATGAAGCAGGTAGCGGTAAAGTTGCTGTAGGTAGTAATACCCCAGAAGGCGAAGATCCTGTAACTAATGTGGCCTACACAAACATTAGTGTAGCAGCAGAGTTTTTAGGAGATGAACTTGCTGAACACGAACATACGCTAACTATTAACACAGCAGGTAGTTCTGCAACTGGTATGAACTTACCCCCATTCCGTGCTCTTTATTATATTATGAAGATGGCAGGGTAATGTATCATCCGTTATTAGAACCAGCTATCAAACTAAAAGATCAAGAACTAGAAAATAGAATATTAGATCTTACTAAAAAATATCACATAGCGGCAAATATGGGTCAGGGCGGAGTATGTCAACAAATCTTATGTGCTTTGCAAATGTACAAAGATGAAATGAACAAGCGACAACAAGCGGCACTAAAATCATCAATCAAAAAACAAGATAAGGACTTCGATGATCTAATAAATGTAAATTGATATGAGTACATTTATTTGGCCTACAAACTTTATTTCTAATGTTATAATAGATAAAAAAATAATACCTAATAACTACTCCTTACAGGTCTGTATGGAGCCATTAGAAAGCAGATCAAAAATATCTTTAGGATTTAAAAAGTTAAAATACTTTGTAGACTATCATTTACATAACTCTATTTTGATAGATGTTAATAATACAAAATTAGAACTTATTAAAAATTTCGACAACAATATAATTGAGTTTCCTTCAGAGCCATGGGATTATGTGATTGGCATAATATTATTGAAAAAATTTAACCAAATAGCCAACAAATATCTCATTATACATTATATGACTATTGACAGTGTAATGGGCGAGAATGTAAAATATAACATACATGATGAACTAGATTTAGATATTGAACTCGAACCTAACTGCTGGTGGGATAAAGACAGTCCTTCGACTAATAGTAAAAATCTAAGTTGGGAAGATTTCAACATAAAAGATAGTGGTAACTTTAAACCAAGAATTATACAAGGCGGTATTCAACCATAATGGAAATAGATAAGTTTGGTAGAGTTATTATAGACACAGATCAGGCATTTGATCTACTTTACAAAGGCAAAATAAAAAGTCTAAGTGAAATCTTCTTTGTAGATAACGATTTAGTTCGTCAATATAATACTTCCAAAAAACGCAATGCAGATGATATTCCAACATTACGGGTAGTATCAGATATAGGCAGTTTGGAAGAGTTCGATAAAGCTAATCAAAATACATGGTTTATGCCCGAAGAGTACTGTGATATGGATATAGAAGGTTATCTAGTTCATGTATGTCCAAAGGAAAACTATCAAAGACTTATTGAAGAATTAAGATTATTTAAAAAGTATAACATGATGGATCTTCTTAGGTATTTGAAATATCTAGTGGATGTTATGAGGGAAAATAATGTAGTGTGGGGTGTAGGAAGAGGAAGTAGTGTAGCAAGTTATACATTATTTTTATTAGGAATCCATAAAATAGACAGCATTAAATATAAATTAGACATGAATGAATTCCTAAAGGAGAATGAACATGGTATATAGAACAATGCAGGGTAAAGTTATTGACTTAGAAAAACTTATGCGTCAGAATGAACTAACACCTGCCGTAGGTAATATGAAAGTAAATGCAAGAGGCGATGCTATAGGGCAGGGCGGAAAGATTGTTAAAAAGCGAGAAGATATTGTAGCAGAATACTACGCAGATAACCCTAATGCTAAACCACGTAGAACACAGCCAAATGTAAAGCCGCAAACTAAAATAGAAGAAGTAGTTAAAGAAACTATATCTAGATCTAAAAAACAACAAACAGAGGAATAAATGAAAGTAAAAGGAACTATTAAACCATTACGTGATAGAGTATTTGTAACAGAAATGCAGTTCGGAGAAGAACGAACACGCAGCGGTATCTTTATTCCGGGTGCAGATGGAAAAACACAGGGTATTATGCCAAGATGGGGTAAGGTATGGGCTCTCGGTCCTGAGCAATCTGAACTGTCTATTGGGCAATGGGTTCTTATTGAACATGGTAGATGGACCAGAACGGTGGAGTTTGAAGATGAAAAGGGCGAGATTACTGAAGTTAGAATGATAGACAACAACGCTATCATTGCAACAAGCGATGAAAAACCAAATGACGTTTATAGAGCAGTAGCATAATGGGCTTTCAAAAACGGTGGGATGTTTCAGACATTTACAGTCAAGTTAGAGCTATGAGCACAGAAATAAACAGTCATTACAATGACGGATTTACAGCTTTTTATACAAAGCAAGAGTTATACCAAATAAAATGGTTTATAGATGATACTTTAAAAAACTGTATATCATTTTCAAATGAAGCTGAATGGCTTAAGGAAGAAAATAAAAAGAGGTTAGTCAAAATCCTTAAAGATGAAATGTAATGTTTGTCATAAAGAATACAATCCCGACTGCGATTTTAAACAAGGGCGCTGCCCTCATCATCCACCTACAATTACACCAATACTCATTGACAAATACAAGATGAGATTTTATACTCTATTACGTAAGTTAATAGGGTTAAAATGATTTTCAATAAAATAAAAGAACTTAAGGCAGCAGGCCTTAAGATAGGAATAACCTTCTCTATAGGTTAAATGTAGTCAATGTGATAAATACATATCATGTTCGGATACATTTATAAAACAACAAATTTAATAAACAATCGAGTTTATATAGGAAAAAAGAAAAGCACATCATTTATTTCTGATTATTATGGATCAGGAATCGCACTTAAAGAGGCAATTAAAAAATATGGTAAATCCAATTTTGTTATAGAAATTTTAGAATGGGCTGATACAAAGAAAGAGTTAGATGATTTAGAAATTAAAAATATATCATTTTTTTCATCCATATATAATTTGTATAACATAGCGAAAGGTGGCGATGGCGGTGATACCCTCTCTCATCACCCTAATAAAGAAGCAATATACAGAAAACGTTCAGAAAGTCTTAAAAACTGGCATTCATCTTTAACAAGTGAAGTTAAAAGAGAATATAACAAAAAAATAAGCAACTCTAAAAAAGGCAAGTCTAATGGGCACGAAGGTCTGAAACATTCAAAAGAAACTAAAGAAAAAATACGTTTAAGTAATATTAATTTAGATAAAGGCAATGACCCAGAATGGATTAATGCTCATAAAGAAGCAATGGCTAAAAGAAAGGGTAAACCTTTACCAGCAAAATATAAACCTGTAATCGTAAATGGTGTAGAATACGAATCAATTAAAATGGCTCAGGAATTATTAGGCATAAAACACAGGGCTACATTTTACAAGAAGGTAAAACAAGGACATATATTATTGGAATACAAATGATTTTTAATAAAATGAAAGATTTGAAAACTGAAGGTAAAAAAATCGGTATAGTTTTTTCTTCGTTCGATCTATTTCATGCAGGACATGTAGCAATGTTAGCAGAGGCTAAAAACCATTGTGATTACTTAATTGCTGCTTTACAAACTGATCCTACTATAGATAGACCAGATACCAAAAATAAACCAATACAAAGTATTGTAGAACGGCAAATACAACTTAGCACTAATCGTAATGTGGACGAAGTTGTAGTATATCAGACAGAAAAAGATCTAGAAGACCTCTTGCTTATTCTGCCTGTAGATGTTAGAATATTAGGAGTTGAATATGCAGACAAAGAATTCACAGGGAAATCAATATGTCGCGACAGGGGCATTGACATCGTATACAATAAACGGGACCACAGCTTCTCTAGTTCAA